TAGACCAAGAATCAACGCAAGATAATGACTGGCTCAAGATTACATCTTCTGGCTCTAATGGCACAGTTTGTGTTACTCAGTCAGACTCAGGAAATTCATTCGTCTGTTGATATAGGTTCTATATCTGAACTTAGAGGCAATGCGCAAGTCTTAAGAGACAAACCTTATGGTGCTGAACTAGACTTTGGCATACTCAGTTATGACAAAGTAGAAACTGCAAACGGCCGTATGGGTATTACATTTATCGATGATACTCAAATAAGACTGACAGAAAACTCACAAGTATTGATTGATGAGTTTATTTTTGATCCTGATCCAGATAAATCTAAAATGGCCTTAACCTTTGCTAAAGGCACGGCACGTTTTGTTACAGGCAAACTTAATAGAGTATCAAAAAAGAATATCAAGATACGAACAAACAGTGCAACCATTGGTATTAGAGGCACAGACTTTACAATAACTGTAGACGAACTTGGCAGATCATTAGTCATTTTGTTACCTGATATAGATGGTACATCTAGTGGCGAGATTACAGTAGAAACTGCTATGGGTATGGTAATACTCAACCAACCCTATGAGTCTACTGTAGCTAGTGCATTTGAACAAGCTCCTACAAGTCCTGTTATATTAGACATTACCTTGGATTTAATAGACAACATGCTAATTGTAAATCCTCCAGAACCTAAAGAAGACCTACAAGAAGGTACTCAACAACAAGCTACAGCAGACTATTTAGATTTTAATGAACTAGAAATTGACTACTTGTCAGAAAATTTCTTAGATAATGAAAAAGATTTAGAATTTACAGAATTAGACATAGATTATTTAGATGTAAACTTTTTAGAAGATTTACTTAATGTGTTAGATGCCCTAGCTATATCTAAAGAAGAAGACGCACTTAAACAAGGGGGTGCTGGTATACGTATTGTTGGAACAGAAATAGGCCAAGACAAGGACACACAAATAACAACTATTGTTGCAGGACAAACTATTAGTTTAAATAGAACAGTTAACCAAAGTGCTAGGTTAAACTTAGACGGGTCAAACAGTTATACAATTATTTTGGTACAAGACGGTGTATCTAATACGGTTAAGATTAATGGCGGATCTTCAACAACAATTACAATAAAACAAGGTACAGGGTAAAGTAAAAGAGATTACAGAACCTTTGAAAATATATACTTTATAGGTAAAATAAAAGAGATTATAAGGAGGCTTTTATGGCTAATAGAATAAAAATGGGACCTAAGAAAGGCATGGTAGGAGATATGGAAGTAAATGAATTTCAAATGCAACCTAATGTTCCTAACAGTGCTAACGATATGTTGAGAGACCCTATGCAAACTAGAATGCAGCTGGGTATGATGCCCTCAGTAGGCATGCCTATGAAAGAGTTTAAAGAATACTAAGGAAGGAGTATCTATGATTATTAATTCAACCACTAGTGGGGATAAAGACTTAGTTTGGGAAAAAGATGACAAAGGTAATGATATAGTTACTATGTATCAAGTCCCTAAAAAAGACGGGGAAGAGCCTAAAAAGCTTAAATCTATGACAATTAAAAATGCCTAGAACTAGAAAAAAACCTTCTATGAAGGTAAAGAAAAAAGCACTTACTAAACGACAAGAAGCTACTTTAACTCGTCATTCAAAACATCATACTGCTAAACATATGAAGTTTATGAAAAGACGTATGCTTATGGGCGATACTTTTACAGCAGCTCATAAGAAAGCGCAGAAACAAGTAGGTAGGTAAGGTGCCTCGTAACTACCGTGCTGAGTACGATAATTACCAAGGCAGTGCAAAACAGAAGAAAAGACGAGCTGCTAGAAATAAAGTACGTAGGAAAATGATACGTACTGGTAAGGCTAGAAAAGGTGATGGTAAAGACGTGCATCATATTGATGGGAATCCCTTAAATGATTCTCCAAAAAATATTAGAATGGAGTCTAAGAAGTCTAATAGGTCTTTTCCAAGAACTAAAACAGCTCGTAAAAAAAGGAGATAATATGGCACCTAGAAAAAAGAAAGCTACAAAAAAGAAAAGCGGGGCTAAACCTACTAACCCAGCTTTATATTCAAGAGTAAAAGCAGAAGCTAAGCGTAAGTTTAAAGTATATCCTTCGGCATATGCCAACGGCTGGCTAGTGCGCACATACAAGAAACGCGGGGGCGGTTATAGGTAATGGCTAAACCTACTGGCGGACTAACTGCATGGTTTGGTAAAGGCCCTAAAGGCGACTGGGTAGACATAGGTGCGCCTAAAAAGAAAGGTAAGTACCAAGCTTGTGGTCGTAAGTCTGCTAAAGGCAAGAGTAAAAGAAAGTACCCTAAGTGTGTGCCAAGATCAAAAGCTAGAAGTATGACGGCAGCACAAAGGAAAAGCGCTGTCAGAAGAAAACGTGCAGCTGGTAACCCTGGAGGAAAGCCTCGTAATGTAAGCACGATTGCAAAAAGAAAGAAGACTACGCGCAGGCGTAAGAAGAAATAGTCACTGGTTTCTTACTTTCTTTATAAGCTTACTTAAGTACCATTCTGCTTTATGCAGATCCTCAATGCCATTCTTCTCTTTGTATCTTGTAACATACTTAATAATATTACCTTCTAAGTAGCCTAAATCGTGGGCAAGTATATAGTCTGTAGTTTCAATTGATTTATTGTAATAGGGTGGATTTATTTTATCCGACATTCTAACCTCCTGTTGTAAGCATACTAGTTAGTTTATCTATATATTCATCAAAACTATATGCTTGTTCTAAAAATTCTTTAACTGTAAAAAATGTTTTGTCTATATCCTGTGTCATTACAATCTTATCTGCAGCTCCGACTACTACGTAAGCAGGCACACTATGACTTAGTGCTTTTTTTAACCATTCTTTTTGTTGCGTAGATGTATTAATTGAAACTTTAGAAGTTAATTTCACAGGTATTTTTTTGTGGTATTTGTATTCTACAAACACGCAGCCAGCCAGGCCGCTGTAGTACACGTCAGGAACGCCTCCATGGTATGCATCATTGATTTTCCAACGATATATTTCTTTGGAGAGTTTTTTGTGGATCTTTGCTATAAATGTTTTTTCGATCACTGAGCCAAGTATAGCATATAGGGGAGTGCATACATGGTGCGACAGTATGTGACGCACCATGTAATACAAACATAATATTAAGCTGAAGCTTTAACACCTGGAAGTGTTTCGTAAACGGATTTAGCGAAAGCATAATGCTCTTCGTTAACCCATCCTTCGTTTGCAACTGAAATATTATAGAACGATTTACCCGTTCTGTTTTGAGTAGGAGCAGAAGACATCTTCCATACGGAAGCAAATCTATCTCCACCGAGACGCATTATTTGAGTGTTCCATTCTCTGCTTACACGAAGCTTTGAACTTGCACAATCAAAGATAAAAGGTGTTTTGTCTATTTCACCTGTTTCTCCATCGATTTTGATCAATGTATGCGAGTGGGTTTGAGTAATCTCGTGTTCTTCAACGTCTTTGCCATCTGCTTTTAAAGCATCTATGGCTTCGACATTAGAACCAAAGGTACCTACTAGACCACCACCTTTCTCTCGTTTCCTCCAAACAACATATTCGTCTCTAAAGTAAACGTTTATAACGCTTATCTCATCTCCGTATATTTCATTTGTTACAGTGTTAAAGAAATCACCAATTTTGGCTCCTTCTAAATAATCACTGTGGTGAGGATCAACCTCGTTCGAGCTACTTTGCAGTTGCTTTACACGAGGCGTTTGTAAATGGTCCGCAGTAATGCCTTCATTACCAAGACCACTACCCTTTTTTATATGAGCGGGCATCTCATTCGCTTTTATTGCTATATCGTTCATCGTACGTACTCCTTGTTTCATTGATATAGTTATTATTTAGACCTGAAGTTTATTCGGGTCAGTTCAGTGGCTGCAACACCTGGAACCTCCTGTCCCATTTGTTGTAGCTCTCTGTAGGCGGTTGCTGACATGCGTTTTTGTAACAACTCAAACTGACGGGTGTCAATTATGTGTTGATGTACGCTGTCCCAATCTTCTACAGTTGGTACAATTTCTTTTTTAATAGATACTGTACACACATCATTGCCTATGCTGTCCACTCCTTGGGCATCAAGATTGACAATAATTCTAGTTTCTAACTCATTAATCTTTTGCTTAAGAGTTTTTTCTTCACTCTGTAAATCTTTTAGATTATTTTTTGTGTTAGTTAAATCTGTAAGTAGATCATCCATTGTAGTTTCAGACATTAGTGTTTTACCTCCTGTTGGCTTTCTATCGTGTCTAATAGGTTATTAATCATGCTTAAAGCTGATTCACATGCTACAGATAAAAGCTCATGAGCTTGTTCTGGCGTAGTGATTTCTTCAGGTCTAAGCTTGTGTGCTTCTTCTAGTTCTGCCATAGCAAATATTAAAGCAGTAGCAAGAAGTTCGTCATCATACATAGCTATTTCTGCTATCTTTAGTTGAACATCTTCTGATAATAGTTTAATCATTGTTTTTGACATTTTGTATCTCAGATAATATATGTAATAAATTTTCCATTTTACCTAGCTTACCATCTAGTTTTTTGTATACATGTTTTTCCCAGGTCCCTTTAGCAGTAATTAGAATCGTTTCTGTTTTATTAGTTTGGCCTGCTCTATGTATACGTCTGTTGAATTGTTGAAACTGTTCAGCGCTGTACGTAGGAGAACACCATATTGCAGTAGTAGCTCGCGTAAGAGTTAGCCCATGTGACGTAGATTGCGGGTGAGCGAACAGTACTTGTATATGCCCAGCCTGAAATCGTTGTACGATGTCTTTACGTTTGTGTGCTGGTACAGTCCCGTCAATCAATTCGTATGATATCTTTTCTCGTTCTGCAATAGCGATCAACGCATCACGCTCATGCTTCCAATTGTATGCAACTAGTGAGTGTTTACGTTGCGACACAAGCTGCATAACTAGCTCATATCGTTCGTTATGCAACAAAGTAGGATTGCCATCTTGGTCATACACAGCGCCTGAAACCAGCTGTAATAGTTTTTTTACTCTAGCTGCAGCGTTAACAGCGTTGATGGTCCCTTGTTTTGTATACAAGACAGACTCTTCTGCCAAGATGTTGTACATCTTTTGCACAGCAGGTGATAACTTTGTATACATAGTTCGTACACTGTTTTCAGGAAGATCCATACAATCTTCGATTGCGTGTCGTATAGTTATGTCTGATAGCTGATTAGCTACAACAGCTTCAATACCGGGTTTGTCTATCCATTCAGTACCAAATCCATTTGGTTTTGGTGTACATACTTGATGTCTAAAAGACCAAAATCTTTGACCTAGTCGTTTACCGTCGTCTACTAATAATGCTGGATGCCAAAGATCTAGAATAGTGTTGCTATTAGGAGTACCAGACATAGCAATTCTATTATCAAAATGAGTGATAATAGACTTGAGATTCTTTGATCGCTTGGCTTCTCTATTTTTGAAAGCAGTAAACTCGTCAATGACGATGGTATTAAATCTGCTAAGTAATAATGTATTTTTATGTAAAAAGTTAACGGCTTCGAAGTTTGTGATGACGATGTCGAAACTTTTGTCTTCGAAGATTTTTTTTCTGTTTTTGGCATAGGCTACTCCATAATTTAGTTCAGGTCTAAATTTCATTATATCTTCTACCCAAGAAGCTTCAAGTATAGAAAGAGGGGCCAATACAAGAGTTGCGCCGGTATCTGGGTTTAATGCGTCTAGGACTGCACGTGTTTTACCAGTGCCTGGATCTGATGTAATCAGACAGCGCGGTACTTGTTTAATGAAGTTAGTAGTTTCAATTTGATGCTGATACGCATCCTCGATAGATATCGTGTCCATAATTCACCTTTCTTAGTTCGTGTTTCATTGTTCGTTGTATATATTTATTATATCACAGATTTATTTAAATCCCCACTCGCAGGTTGGGTGTTCTCCTTTATTATAAGAACACCACTTGCAATTATATTGTGAAGGATTAGGTGTAAATCTAGTCGCAGTAGTCAAATCTAATGCTCGTTCTTGAAGTTTTGGCATAAACATCATAGCTTGATCTCGTGTATATACTTTCTCAAGAGTGCCTCCATGATCTAAATACCAGAATTCTGTATTTAAACTTTCTAATTCAGGGTATCTAAAAAAAGTAGCTATTGCATATACTAGTCCTTGCTGACTATGAGCTATTTCATTTCCAAACTGTCTACCTGTTTTATGATCTATTACACGAGCTGATGTTTCTGACTCATGTAAAATTACATCAAGTTTTACTCGTGCCCATACATTAGGGTCCATCCAACCACAAGGTTCCCAGTCTATTGTAAAGCCCCACTCTCCTTCAAGTTCTACATTGCTTTCAGCATATTGATCTCTTAATAAAGAAAACTGAGAGCTAAATTTTTTTAAAGAGTCTGGTAATTCTCCTATTTCTGCTTTTACATAGGCTTCGGCCTCTTCGTGTATACGTGTACCACGAGCTGCAGCTTCGCCGTAGTCTTCTTGAATTTTTTTTACTTTAGATATGTATAGCCTATACGGACAGCCTTCATAGGTTTTTAAAGTAGAATAAGACCAAGCTGGTATAAGTCCCAGCTCCTCTGGTTTGTCCGTTTCTATTACATTCTTTAGATCTGGACGCGTGTCTTGTAAGTAAGATTTCACAAATTATTTAGCTAATAGCTTTAAATCCTTGTCTTCAAAGTGATCTCGTATCACCGCTTCTTTTACATTATCTTCAAGTTTCCAATTTATTACAACCCCACGAGGTATACTAGCGTTTTTGTCAGACGATACTCTTTTTCTTTTTATCAACACATTTTGTCTAGACATGGCCTTAGAAAAGTCTCTTTGCGACAGTTTGTTACGACTATCCGTAAGAACATCATAAACCACTTTAAAATGCTGCATAGGTATAACAGTCTCAATTCCTACTTTAGATATCCAATCTTTAATATATCTTTGAGCTGACGCAATAGAGCCTGCATCAAAGGTATTAGTAATTTCAATATCTAGTATTTCTACAAAATATTCTAAATTCTTTTCTTTTATTGCATGTGCAAATTCTTCTAGAACTGACATCGAAACTTGTTTCATTTGTTGTTTAGCTTCGTTCTCTAAAGCTGTATGTGCCATCCTATTGTCTACCTTAAATACTTGAAGGACTCCGGCAAAGTAATACAACTCTTTTGTTAGATCTTCTAAGTTGTCTAATAGTTCTGGTATTTCATTTTGAAGTTTATCTTCTTGTCTAGGGCCTACGTTGTATCGTCTATCTCCTTCTTCTATACGTACAGCATCTCCTCTGTTTGTAAGAAAAATAAAGTTACAATAACTAGGGAGCTCTACTTGGTTTGTACGCATAGCCCTTATTGTTAATGTAGGTTCTGTTACTTGATGCTTAAGTTTGTCTGCCATTTTATTTGTATTTGCAGAATCACTCATACGAAACTCATCTACTATAAGAAACAAAGCAGTTCGCATATATAAATTAAATTGTTCTTCTATGTTTTCTAAAGACCGCATAGGAACTTGTGATTCACCAAATAGCGGTTTTAATATTCTATGAATAAACAAACCTTTCCCAGTACCAGGTACGCCTGTAAATATCCAAGCGGTCATGGTTTTTCTTTTGTTTTGGTATATATAAGCTAACCAATTTATAAAATGTTCAAACTCTGTATCTCCATTACCAAGAATGTGATGTAGTAACTTATATATATTTGGAGTGCGTTCTTTTAATTTTTTAGCAGTTCCATACTCTAGCTCTACAGTTTCTTTAGCTTCTAACATGTAGGGTGTTTTTCTGTATAGATTTACATAATAAGGGGCCTGGTCTAGTTGTATGCCTTTATCTGAAGATGGGTCAAATACAACCTGTGCATCCGGTACGTAATCAGGTAATGTACGATTATGTGTACGCATGAAGTCGCTTAGAGATGACTTTTGTGTAGGAGTTAGTGGGTACTCATCTGTAAACTGTTGTTTATTCTCATCATAGATACCATTGAAATGAGTGTCAGTATAGAAGTCTCGTAATACAACAGGCTTTAGCTGCTGGTCTCCATGTATTTTATCAGCAAAGATTTCAAAGATACTTTTATAAAAGTCTGGATCTGCTTTTTGTATCTCCCATATAGGCTCTCCCTTAAAGTTATACATATAATGTGGGTTAGTCATCAAAAAGTAATACCCATTGCTGTCACCACCGTTTACATTACAGTTAACATAAGGTTCGTTTTCACGGACTATATCTATAGTCATCTTATCTGGGTTCTGAAGAACTTCTTGTTGTTCGTTAGCTATAGTAACCGTAGTTATTTTAGAAGTTTTCTTCGGTAAGTTTAACTTTTTACGTAAGTTATCTTTTATTTGTACACCTAAATTATGTACTCGTTCTGGATTAATGTTGCTTACGTTTAAATCTAGCAGGGCCGTTTGTCTTTTTTGTAATACAAACCTATCTCCTGGTATCGGATCTTCTATATCTACAAACTTTGGTGCAGAAAGATAAATAAGTTTACTGTTTTCAGCAACAGATGGGTCAAGTGTATAACTTAAACTTTGACCGTTAGCTGATAGCTGTAAATGTTTAGCTAATATATCTGTTTCATAATTAAGAGTTTTTAACCATTCTTTTAAAGTTTTAGGATGAACTGCATGCTTCAAAAAGAAAAATAAATGTAAAGAAATCTTGTCTTGTTTTAATCCAAGCGAAGCGCTTGCTTGTGCTATGTAAGA